TGCTTCTATTGGCTGTTTAGCTTCTTCTCAACAAGCTTCAACTCATAGACTTTCACATCCATAGAAGAATGCCTAAGAGCCGTTGCTTTCTTGCTAGCTCTTATCTTAGCTTTCTCTTCTTCTGTATGAAGTCCTCTACTCATCTCAACTTTATTTACTCTTTTGACTTAATGTATGTTGACTTAATCAACATTCATATCTTATTTACTTTTCTCGCACTTGAATCACTCCCTAAAGGGACGTGATCTTGGTGCGAGTTAGTTGTCAACATCATATTTCTTCTTGACTGCTTCTTTTGAGCGCTATGCTGGATAAGACAAGTTTCCATAACGCTTTATCAATGTCTTTCGTGTCTTCTCATGCTTATGCTGCTTGAAAGCGTCATCTTCATGAAGCTTCTTCTAAGTAATTTCTGCCATATGCTAGTAGTCTGCATTTGCATTCTTGCATTTCGCAGAGCAGAAAAGAAACTTCTAGCCTTTGTGATGCTTGAAGCCAAACATGATGTCTTTGACTTGCTTCAAAATGAGCTTTCCGCACTCATGACATCTCGGAAAGCCTGTCATGCCAGCAAAGATCATGTAGATCTTTGTCTTCAATGACAGCTTCACTCCATGCAGCTCATCTGGAATGCATTTTGCAATGAAATGACTTAGCTCAGGATGCTTTCCTGTGTTAAGCTGCTATGCATAAGTGTGCTTGTTTGAAATGACAAAGTCATGCAGCTTCTGCCACATGACTTCATCTTGCTTTCTGTAGATGTTCACATTAGCATCATCATCATCATAATGCGAATGCATCTGCATACTTCTTGTCAAATGCAATTGCAGCCTTCGAAGGCCCGAAGTTAAACCAGATGATGTCACCACTGTCAGCTGGAACAACATCATTCAGCTTGTTGTCAAGAATCTTCATTGAGCTTGTGGTGCTGCTCTTAGCTTCATGCTTCTTCTGTTGCTCTTCAGCTGGCTTAGCTTCGTCTTGCTTCTTCTCATCTGGCTTGCTAGCAGTTTGCTTGTTAGCATCTTGCTTCTTCTCAACAGGCTTATTAGCTGGCTTCTTCACCTCGGCTTGCTTGCCGGTATCTTTGCTTTTTAAGCTGAAATATTTCTCGACTTGAGCTTTCGTCTTCTCGTCATTCTGCTTTGTGAGCTTCTTCAGCTGCTTCAAGTTCTCAGGCTTCAGAGCATCTTCCTTCGAGAGCTTCTTGCTTGAAAGGTAGTCAGAAAGCTTGCTCTCGACAACAATGCTCTCAGACACAGTTGGCGAAACTGACGCACAGACAACTGCATCAATGTATGCAGCAATCTTCTAGATCTTGTTAACAATGATGAATCTCTTGAGATCATGCAATGTCTTGCCATGCATTCCGTCTCTCTTCCCGTCAACTAGAAGAAGAAGCTTGCGCTTACGGTCGGCAAGAGCGAATCCAGCTACACCAGCGTCTTTTCCGTTGACTGACACTGCTAGATGTGTGTTCTTGATGTCTTTGCCACTCTTCATTATCTTGTTCATTGCGACAAGCATCTTCTCGACACCCTTGTTCGTCTTAAAAGTGTCATGAATCTTCTCAAGTGCAGTGTCTTTCATGCTCTTGACTGCGTCTTTGGCATTCTTGTAGTTGCGCTTCACTGCATCAACTGCTCTCTTGAATATGCCTTCTTGCAATATGCGATTCAGCTCATCTTCTGTCATCAGCTTGTTCTCAAGCATGTATGATGACCAATGCACAATTGACTCGACGATGCGCTCTTTTGTAGGTGATTTCTTGTTGCTATTCTTCATAAATGATAAGTTTTCTTAGATATTCAACTTAAAATAATTACTATGACTATGACTATGACGTTTCTGCTGTCAGCCTAGATAGGTAGTGTCTTCTGTGTCAGATTACGCATACCACTTCAAAGTATGCATCTAGTTGCTGTGGTGTTATGCCTGAGTTATTCACATTGATCTGCAGTCTACTTGGATTTCCATGTGCTCTACAATACACGCATTTCAATAAAGTCATCTGAATGCCACTCTTGCTTTCCAAGCTCTGAACTCTTTATTGTGTTGAAAGCTGTCTTCTTATGGTCTTCTGGCCAGTGCTTGCCTTCAGTCAGCAATGCTTCATCAAGCTTATGAGCGAGATATTCAATGTACTGAGATTTGTTAAGTGTAGTCATTATCAGTATTACAAAAATGATAGAAATACAACATGCATCAAAAGTAAATATGTTAATAGAGATTTTTAGCATGTTGCAGCATCGAGATCATTTGCAAGTTGCAAATGATCTTAGAATGTCTTAAGAAAAAGAAAGAAAGATCTGCAAGATGAGTGAAACTTATTTAGGTGAAGCGCCTTCATATGTCAAAGACTGGTGCAAGAGAAATACGTACTTGACAATTGAAGCGTTGGATGATGGAATTTTTGTTAATATTTTAATTGGAAATATATCACTTACAGATAAAACATTTGAAGTCTAGTTAAATAATGATGAATGGAAAACTCTTAATTGGACTGACTTACATACAAATGACAATTTAATAAGTGTAGCATATGGAAAAAGTGTAATGGCAAAAGGTGATAAGCTTAAATTTAAAAACATCACCTAGTTTAACTATAATAGTAGAGTTGGAATAAACTCACTAAGAATTAGTAGTGATGAAAGTAATTCAACAGCAACTGCAACTGTATATGGCAATTTGTTGTGTTCAGTAACATCTGATTTGATATCATCTAAGTAGTCTGTTAAATTCGCTAATATGTTTTGCAATTCACCAAGATTAGTTGATGCGTCTAAATTAAATTTAAACCATATAGATATTAACACTGATAGACAATACTATAGAATGTTTTATAATTGTCCAATGCTATCATCTATTCCATCTTTTTCAAATATTGGGTTATCAAGTTATTGTTATTGTGAGATGTTTTATAGATGTAGTTCATTATATGATATAACGCTTCCAGCAACAGAGTTAGCGACTGGATGTTATAATGATATGTTCACAAATTGTTCATCATTATCTGCAATTCATTTCCCCAAAGCATTCAAAGATGATGAGACGATTTTGAAGAAAGCTGGCTCAGATGCACCTTGGTTTGGTGCAACTAATGCAACAATCTACTATGACTTATAAAGGAAATAACAATGAAGACATTTGACACGATATACATAACAAATGAAGACTGCTCAGCAACTTGGTTTTCGCCAGAAGCTAGCTAGACAGAAGTCGCGACATAGAGTGCTGGACGGCATGAGATTCGCAAAGTAGTCAGAGCTGAGGATGGATATGTCTTGAAGCTTGGTGATGAAGTGCTTGGGACACAGATGTGGCTGAAAGATGGCTAGATTCCAGATGGCTTGACTGAAGTGAAAGCAGATGAGGTAGAAATTGCCGATGAGAATTTTCAAGAAAGTTAAGTGAGAGAATACAATTCTTTTGCTTATGATGCTGCATATGATGTGCAGCATTTTATGTCTAAAGACATAAAATTTAATGTTTAGAAAGTTTCTTATGATAAAGAGAAAGACAAAGACATACTCAAAGAAGCAAATTTGTGAAGCAATTGCATTCTGGACAAAAGTGCTAGAGAACAAAAGTCCGCTTATCGATGCATTAATAGAAGACTATGGGTACAGCACAGTGTTCTCAAATGGATTTGTGACATTGAATGTAGATCTTGTCAAAAATCTGCATAAGGTCATAAACAAGATAGTGTTTCACAATGCTCTCACTGAATGCCCAATTAAGCATGATGTTCATAATGAGCATTGTGGTGAGCATGAGAACACTGTAATGTGCTATTTTGCTGAGTATTATGGAGATAGGCTTGAAAATCCAACTAAATATCTTCTTCTTACTGTAGAAGGCATTGATCATGATGGTGTTCTTCATTATCCACCAGCAATATACATTTCACCTGATGTATATGGAAAGTCAAAGCCATTTATGTCAGTTGTGAACATTGTTGCACACGAGATGATTCATCAATAGCTAGCAGAAAATGGTGTAGATGAGCAGAAGATGTATGACGCAAACATTAACCATACGGACTATGAGCAGCATTATGCTGAGTTCTTAGCAATTGCAGATGACATCAATGCAAGATATGGCCTTCATGTTGTAGCACACGGTCCAAGCACATATGACTTAGATGTGCATAACAGCCTTAAGTCATTTGCAGGAAATGACTATGATGACTTAGCTGAAGATGAGCATCATGACTCAATTCTTGACAAGATAGTGAGTGACAAGAATGGATTCATCACAACAGTCACAGTCTGATTTTTTTGATGCTAAGACTGCAGACAATGCTGTCTATATGATGGAAAGCTTTGACACTGGCATATATCCATATGTCAACTTTGAGCTTTCTGACATCAATAAGTATGAATTTGATGATAGAGAAGTTGAATGCATACGAAGTTGTTGCAGTATGGACACTGAATTCAACAGAACTAGATATGCTGGGTCATTTCCTGATGGGCGAATGATAATTGCTCATTGTGTAGTTTAAAATGAAATATGCTGGAAAAGATTTCCAGCATATTTTTATGATGTTAATTTGTAATAATATCTAATATATTCAATAGTCATCATAGGTTTAAATCATGAACAAAGACATAATTCTTAAAGTCATAGATGCATACATAAGCAAAGCACCAAACAAGAATGGCATAGTGACGCGTCTTCGGAACAGCTATCATAGGATATATGAGTTTGTGATGAAGCAGACATCATTTCTTGATAAGTTCATTGAGACAAGAAAAGTGTCATTCTTTGAGCGAATCTACTGCTTGCAGAATGATCTCAAAGATGTGCCATTATGCAAGAACTGTCATAAGAGACATGTCAACAACTTCAACATTCAGAAGAACATGTACAACAAGTGGTGTTCGCCAAGTTGCCAAGCGGGTGACAAAGAGTGCTTAGCTTCATCGAAAAAGACACGACTTGAGAAGTATGGTGATGAGAAGTTCAATGGGACAAGCAAAGCAAAATAGACACGTCTTGCAAAGTATGACGGGCATTATCATCCAGATGACATGGCATAGAAGGTGAAGAAGACGAAACTTGAACGTCATGGAGATGAGAACTATGTGAATGCTGAGAAAGCAAAGCAGACAATATAGCAGAAATTAGAAGATAATCCAGACTTCTGGAAAGATCGCGAACAGAAGACACGACAGACACATTTGAGAAATGGGCATCCAGAGAACTGGAACAACAGAGAGAAGTTCAAGTAGACATTGTCATAGTTCGATGATCAGAGAAAGAAAGCCATCATCAGCAAATGTAAGCAGACAAACATTGAGAAGTTTGGCGTAGAGAGCGCTCTTCAGAATGAAAGCATCAAGAAGAAGCTTGCTGAGACGAACATGAAGAAGTATGGTGTCAAATGCACATTCCAAACATAGCAATGCAAAGACAAGATGACGTTTGCAAAGCGCTCAGCCGCATGGAAGCGAATCACGGCAGACATCAGCAACTACATTCCAATGTTCACTGAAGATGATTTCATGCATAACTACACCAACTCTACGTACTGGAAGTGGAAATGTGCAAAATGCGGCAATGTCTTTGAGTCGAGATATGACAATGGACATCATACTGTCTGTAGGTCATGTTATCCAATTAAGACATCTAACAAGTCAGTATAGCAAGAAGAGATATGCAACATCATCAAGTCACACAATATAGATGCGCTTTTAAATGACAGAAATGTCCTTAAGCCGGCTGAGCTTGACATCTATGTCCCAAGCAAGAAGCTAGCAATTGAGTATGATGGCATGTACTGGCATTCAGATGAGTTCAAAGATGCAACATATCATGTGAAGAAGACGAATGAGTGTGAGAAAGCTGGAATCTAGCTCATCCACATATTCGAGTCCGAGTGGTTGCATAAGCAAGACATTGTGAAAAGTCGTATTAAAAATCTCATTGGCATGTATGACAAGACTGTTTTTGCAAGAAAATGTGAAGTTAACGAAGTTCCGTCATCTGAAGCTAGAGAGTTTCAAGAGAGAACACATATCCAAGGAGCAGTCAATGCAAAGGTGAACTTAGGGCTGTATTTCGAAGGAAAGCTAGTTGCTCTCATGACGTTCGGCAAATGCAGGTATGACAAGAAGCATGAGTGGGAGCTGCTTCGCTTCTGCATAGAGCTTGGATATCACATTCCAGGTGCTGCAGGAAAGCTTCTTAAGCATTTTGAAAGAGAACACTCACCTAAGAGCTTAGTGTCTTATGCAGACAGGAGATGGAGCAGAGGGAAGCTTTATGAAGCTCTTGGATTCAGGCTAGATCACATCTCAAAGCCTAACTACTGGTACTATGATGCAAAGAATGACTCACTTGAGTCACGAATCAAGTTCTAGAAGCATAAGTTGAAGAGCTTGCTTGAAAGCTATGATGAGAGCTTGACTGAAGTCGAGAACATGAAGAACAATGGATACATGAGGATATTTGACTGTGGAAACTTAGTTTTTGTGAAGGAATATTGAGATATGACAAATGAAGAGATAGTTGAGCAATTGAAGATAATTAATGTCTACAAGTCAAAACTGCAAATATATCTTAGAAATCATTTTGTAGACTTGAACAATGCAATATTTGAGAACACAAACTTTCTTGACAAGCTAAACAGGAAAGTGACATTTTCTGAACGCTTATATTGCATCAAGAATGACATGAAATCACCTTAGCTATGCAAGACATGCAATGAAGTGCCAGTGACATTTGATGTGAGCAATCGTTCATACAGAAAGCATTGTTGCATTACATGTGCTGGACTTGATCCAGAAGTTGAAACTAAGAAGAAAGAACATAGACTAAAGTTTCATGGCGATCAGCATTGGATAAATGTAGAGAAATCTAAGTAGACACGTGCTAAGAGATATGGTGGAAAATGGCATCCAGCAAATTTTGGTGAAATAGTTAAGAATGTGAAGACGATACGACATGGAGATCCAAATTGGTCAAACTATGACAAGTTTAAGTAGACATGCTTAGCAAAATATGGTGTCAATCATCCAATGAAAGACAACGCAATGAAAGAGAAGTTCTTCAATGACTTCAAAGCATCTCATAATGGCATTGCTAATCCATATTTCTTGCCAGATGTAGTTGAGAAGACTAAAGTTGGCAACAGGAAGAAGTCATGGAAGTTTGTGCAGAACAATGAGTTCGTCTCGCCATTGTTCACACTTGATGAATACATGAAAGTGGATGACTTGACTACTGTAGGTAATCTTGTGTTCTAGTGCAAGACATGTGGTGCAGTGTATGACTGCTCATGGGACAATGGAATGCCAACAAAGCCATGTCCAACTTGTCATCCAGACAGAAAAGGCATATCAACTGCAGAGAAGAGGCTTGCAGACTTCATTAAGTTCACTGTGAGAAATGATGAGTCATATGAAGTGTTTAATCATGAGTCATTGAACAGACAAGTCATTAAGCCAAAGACAATAGACATAATAGTCAAGTAGAATGACAAGATTAAGTTTGCAATTGAGTATGATGGGCTCTACTGGCATGGTGACAATAAGTACTCAAAGAATCCAGAAAGCGCATAGATAGAGAAGATGGAACTATGCAGTCAACAAGGATTTTAGCTTATTCGCATCTTTGAAAGTGAGTGGCTGTCAAAACAGGACATTGTCAAGAGCATGCTGAAGAGTAGACTTGGCATATATGACAATGTAGTGTTTGCTAGAAACTGTGAAGTGAAGCAAATTTCAACTGAAGATGCTAAATCATTTTTAGATCGGACAAACATCTAGGGATCAACTGATGCAGACATAAGCTATGGACTATTTCATAATGAAAAGATTCTTGCAGTCATGACATTTAGAAAGCTAACTGATTAGTCATATGACTATGAACTGCTTAGATATTCAGTTGAGCTTGGACACCATGTTCCAGGTGCTGCAGGAAAGCTTCTTAAGCATTTTGAGAGGAAATACTCACCTAAGAGCTTGGTGTCTTATGCAGACAGGAGATGGAGCAATGGAAACATGTTTAAGACACTTGGATTTAATCTGAATGAGATTCTATAGCCTGACTACTGGTATTTCAAGCCAAACATTTAGGATGTCATATATGACAAGTCATTGTTCTAGAAAGACAAACTTCCAAATGTTCTTAATGATTATGATGAGAATTTGTCTGAAGTTGATAACATGAAGAACAATGGATATATGCGAATATTCGACTGTGGAAGTTTAATGTTTGTGAAGACATACTAATTAAAACAAATATGCTGGAAGTTGTTTTCCAGCATATTTTGTCATTAGAACTTAGCGTTCTATTATTAGAGGCCAAGTTCTGCCCAGCTTGCACCAGTGCTACCAACAATGAAATCAACCATAATGTATTCAATTGTCTTCACTGGCTTAATTCCGATAGACACATGCAATTCATTTTGATCAATAGTAGACGCAGTATTGTTAGTTTCATCGCATTTTATAATGTACGAATATAATCCACCACCAACCTATGCACTTCTAAAGTATGGTGTTATTGCATCTACAACACGTTGCCGTGTATATGCAGTGTGTGCTTCATATAGAAAATATCTAAGAACTTTGCCAACTGCTCTCTCAAGCCGCAGACAAAGACGTCTAACATTCACTCTATCCAAAGCGCTGGGCTTGACTTGTAAAGTTTTTTGTCCCTCAAGCACAATGCCGTCATTTGGGTAGTTGACTGCATAGTTCCATGACTTGTCATAGATCAAGTCTGCTTGCGATGCGATTGGCGAGAAAGCGACGTCTGTAGCAGCGATTATGCCGCGATTCAAGCCTGCTGGAGCATCCCAGTAGTTGAAGTTGACATCTGTGTTGACATACACGCCCATAGCTTTGATGGAAGGTGGGCACCAGAAGAAGTCGCCTGTGTAGTCATCTGCTTGCTCAAACCAGTCCATGTAGCCAGCGCCATAAGAAGTGTTGAGGCCGGTGAGACACTTGATGTAAGGTATCACGTCTTTGTCAAGTGTGTTTGCAGGCTTGCTTGGGCGGATGATCTTCTTCTGCCCCTGGAGGACAAGAGGACGGAGGCCATCTGCAATGAACATGCAGTCTTTTCTCACGTTCTTGCAGAAATTGTCGAACTTCTGCTCGACTGTCTTCCATGTCTTGACTGGAGCTGATGTCGAGTCTGTTGCTTTCCACATGCCAAGAAGTGAGTTGCCTAAGTCATCTGTGACTGTCAGGTCATATTCGCCTGCATCGCCATAGATCGCTTTCATGTAAGAAGCAATGTTCGCGAGGCCAGCATCACAGACAATGTCAATGTCACGCTCGTTGATGTTACTGACTTTGTCAAATGCCTTGTTCATGCCGTCATAGATCGACTTGCTGACAGAGATCGTCTTCTTTGTCATCTCTTCATAGAAGCCAAGTGATGCACCAACTGATGGCTTAGCGTACAAGATGTCGACTTCTTCAAGGTACTCTTTCTTCGTCTTTGTCGAAGAGAAGCAGTTAGAGAAGAAGTTGATGTACTGTGACTGGCTGTTGATGATCGTGTCGATGAACTTCGTGACGCCAGTGTTCGGGTCTTTGTCGTCTTTGTAGAGTGAGCCACAATAAGCTTCGACTGGCTCATAGCTGACTTTGTTGCCTTCGGATGGGTCGAGGTAAGTGCGGTACACAATGACACCAATGTCTTTGAGGTGCTCTGCATCAAAGCCTTCGCCGTCTGCTGCTGGCTGGATGGATGCGAAGTAGTTATTAGCATCAAGAGCAAGTGTGTCAGGGATAGAGTCATCGCCATCAACACCTTTCCACTCGTTGACTTGGACGAATGCACTTGCAAAAGCAGCATCTTCTGTTATTGCATCGATATGCGCAGTGAGATTTGTCAACTCACCCATTGAGTAGTCTTGCACTGGCTTTGGCCCAATCACAATGCCACTCCAGCAGCTTATGGTGCCATCATCATCCACGACTGGTGTGAATGTCTCTTTGTTTGCAAAGCATTTTGGCTCAAGTGAGCTTAGATAGTTTCCACCAGACAGCTCATAGCGATGAAACACATCACCAATGCGCATCTTTGTCTCACACTCATCACCATCATCATTTATGACTTTGACAACAGCAGTAGTATCACAGCTAAGATCAGTTATGGTAGCTGCTTTTGATATGACTTTGACTGTTGTCGTCATGAAGTCAAATTTCTGAAAATACCATTTGCCTTCAGTGTTGAGACGTGAAGCGAAGTCAGAAGCGAGAAGCCCGTCATTTGATCTGCCATTTGCATTGAGTGTGTTCAGTCTGTCGCCTTTGAGTGTCTCAATGTACTTTACGTCTTCAATGTCAGTCTTGATGAGTGACTGTGCGAAAAGAGCATTTGCTGCTGTAGTGACTACTGGGACAATGCCAATGACTTCTCTCTTGTCACCTTTTCTGTCATCTTCAGCAACTTTCTTGTATGTCCCAGCAGTTGTGTCGACAATGAGGAATGATCCAGCTGGAACTTTAGCTTCGTCTGTCCGGAACTCTTCAACTGAAGAGAGATCGTACATTATTGGAGTGTCAGCTGCAGTGATCTCACAGAACTGCTGAATCTGCTTGTCTTCTTTGCTGATCTTCTCAAGTGCAACGTTGTTCTTTTGGTTGTCATCAGGATCTTTGACATTAAATGTGCCATCCTTAAACATCTGCTGCATTGAGCTGACTTTGTACTTGAAGCCAACCATCTTCTCGAATGAGTCATTTGAGTATGGAAGACGAGCGAAGATGCACTTGCCCTAGTTGTTCAAGCATTCGACAACTGCTGCATATGAGTATCTCTCTGCTTCTGTTGTAGGCTCGCCAAAGATGGTGATGAATGCTGTCCGAGATGTGATCTCCAGAGGCTTGTATACTTCACCTTTTGGAGAGAAGCCCTGTATGTAGACAGCAGTGCCTGTCATTGCTGGGCTATACTGGCTCTTGTCAATCTCTGTTATCTAGATTGATGGGCTTGTGTGGATTCTCATTGATCGTGTTTCCTTAAAAGTTGTGACAAATGCTTCTTTTTCTTATCTTTTCAAATCTGTTCTCTATTTACTGCAACGTTGTTGTCTAAGATCGTATAGAAGCTTCATTTCAGCACTTCTTCTGAGACATTTGCAGACTGATTTGTGCATATCATGTCAATGACGATGTACTCAATTGTCTTGACTGGCTTGACAGCTATGCGGCATCTTAGCTCATTGTTGTCTATCACCTAAGCAGTGTTCAGCTCTTCATCGCATTTTATGAAGTACTCTGATAGCCCGCCGCCAGTTACAGCATCTTCGAAGAATGGCCTGATTGTGTCTACAAACCGCTGTCTTAGATATTCTGTGTGCCCCTCGTACAGGAAGTACTTAGATGCTCTTCTGACTTGCTTCTCAAGCTTAAGAAGAAGCCTTCTGACATTCACACGATCTAAGGCCGTCGCGTTTTGCTAGAATGTCTTCTGCCCTTCCATTATGATGCCGTCGAGTGGGTAGTTGACTGCATAGTTCCACCCTTGGCTGTATATCTTCCCTGCGTCGTCTTTGTTTGGGCTGAATGCTGTGTCAACTGCATTGTTGACAATGCCTCGCGTCATGCCAGCTGGAGCATCCCAAGAGTGGAAGTAAGTGTCGCAGTAGATGTATATTGAGACAGCTTTGATGGAAGGTGGGCACCAGAAAAGCTCACCTGTGTAGTAGTCTTGCTGCTGGAACCAGTCAACATAGCCAGCTGAGTAAGATGAGTTTATGCCAGATATGTGCCTTATGTATGGCAAGACATCTTTCTCGACACTTGCACCAATCTTAGTCGGGCGAACTATCTTCTAGTCACCAGTCAAGCAGAATGGGCGAAGGCCATCTGCAATGAACATGCAGTCTTTTCTGGTGCTTTTGCAGAAGTCATCAAACAGCTTTATGACTTGCTGCCATTTGGCTGTCTATGTCTTTAAGCTCTATGGGTCTTTGAGCAGTTGCCATCTGCTGTCTGAAACAGCTAAGTCATCAATGTCATTGTCAGTCGACTTGAACTGCTCATAGTACTGAGCAATGTTCGAGACGCCTGCATCGACAATTAGGTCAAGCGGAAGCATGTTCGGGTCTTTACAGCTTTCGAATATGCGATGAAGTGGATTCACAATTGTCTTCTTCACATCTATCTTCTTGATGCAGTCGGCTTGATGGAATCCAAGCATCTTTCCAGTCTAGTTCACACAACGAAGCAAGCTCACTCTGTCAAGTGTCTTTGAGCTTACATTTGAGAAGACATTTATGTACTTTGAGTTTGCATTGACAATGTTGTCTATGAATATAGATGAGTTGTCAACATCTGACTTTGCTCGTTTGTCAAGTGAACCTACAAATGACTCAAGAATCTAGTAGTTTATCTTTCCAGAGTTTGAGTTGTCTGTATAAGCTTTGAACACACATATGCCAATCTGCTTAAGGTACTTTGTGTCAAGATGCGCTGCATTCTTGTAGTTGATGAGCGGGAACATGCTTGCAGCTATGTTAGATACTGTGTCTGCCTGGTATTCGCCAAACATCACATTCTCACTCATCTTCATCATTGAGTTATCTTCATATGTGCTTGCAATGCTGACACTGACATTTACATCAGTTGTCTCATTTATTGGCTCAATGTCATCTAGTGAAGCTATTGCATTGTAGTTCGAGCTTGACAAGATAGTGTCACAGCTAATTGACTCTAGAAGCTATTGCGCCCAGATTGCATTTGCAGCTGTGGTTATGACAGGGAATATGCCAAGGCAGTCATTTGTGAACTCGACAACTTTTTCACCTTGCGGTGTGTCTGTATGCACTCGTGTAGTTGTAGTGACACTGTTGAAGCTAGACTTTGCGTATCGTGAACGGCTGATGTCAACAATCTTTATCATGTTCTTCAGCTCAGACACTTCACCACACTTCAGTTTGTCAAACTGCTCAAGCGAGATGCTCTCTGGAACATTCTTCATTGCATCATCAGCATTGTATATGTTGAAGTATGATGTCAAGTCATTGTCAAGCATATACAGCTCATTCAAGTCACCATTTGAGTCATTTAGCTTCTAGACAAGCGCTTCTAAATTGTCTCTTAGCTCGCCAATCGTGTTTGAGTAGCCATCATAACTATATGACCATAGACTTGACTTATTTTTGATCATGTAGTCTATCGCATCACGCATATGCGATATCTTTGTAAGGCCAGTCATGCCGCCATCGACGTTATCGTTTATCTCTGCACTTATGCCAAGAGCATTTATGACTTTCACACATCCATTGTATATGTCGCCAATTGTCTTGATGAATAGTTCAATGTCTGGTCTATTGCCAATCTCTTTTACAATTTCATCCAATATATATGTGGTGCATGTGTACTTCTGTGACTCGATGTTGTCATATGGAAGCTTGCATGCGATGCATATGCCGCCTCGACTGATGATTTCTATGCATCCATTGAAGAAATATCGCTCTTCTTCTGTCGTAGGCTCGCCAAACTTCTCTAGAAATGCTGCTCTTGAGCCTATCCACTGTGGCGTGTAGTTCTCGCCTTGGGCTGCTACACCAACGATCATCACTGAAGGTGCATTAGGGAGGCTGTTGTCATATGCAGAGTATGCTGAACGGTCGATCTCTTTTATCTCTATGCCTGGAGCATTGATTGTTCGTGTCATTGCCATCTGGATGAATGTCTTTCTATGAAGCCGTTTTCTAGACTTCTTTCTACTATTTACCACTTGGTGTTTGGATTCGTTTCTCTAAAGACGTAACATATATTTGAAACATTTTTTGCATTATGACTGATAGAGATCAACAGAACGAATCTAGAAAAGTCGAGATAAAGACAAACGACATCTTAGCTAACTACATCAAAGAGCTTGGCGAAGATGTGAAGCTGTCTGAGTACAACTTGAGAGAGAAGAGCTTGATGTGCTCAGCTATCTGGGCGAAATGGCTGTCATACTTGTTCATGGAGAAAGAGAATCTTCAGCGGATATCTGACATGAAGCAGAAGATCTTGAAGAAGAAGATGTCTGAGTGCAAGATGCAGGACTCTGTCCTCAGGATGAAATCTGAAGACAAGATAAGCGAGAATGATGAGAACATCAAGAAGCTCAATGCACTTTCTAAGAATGTCTAGGACAACATAGACTATGTAGAGCGAGCATTGAACATCTTGGCGTCATTTGGCTACAACATAAAGAATGCAGTAGAAGCTCTTAAGATGAGCATGACACACTAAGATGATGACTGTTGATGCATTTGAGAAGTATGGTGACAAGTTCAGGGACTTGTATGATGCTGTTCCAGACGGGAAAGTGTTTCGCATTGCATATGATGGCGCTTTGCGGCAGATGCGCATACTTTCTCGCTCTAGCAAGTGCATTGAAGAAGTCAGAGAAGCGTTCTCAGTTGAGAACACAAGTGCATTCTTCACTAAGCAGTTTGGCTACACACCTGAGAAGCGTCTCTACTCTATAAACAAGTTCGGGTACTTTGAAGCTGGACTTGTCTTTGAGATCCTCGAGTGGATAAAGATCTAGTATGGTGACTTGTCATTTGTCATCATGTCAAAGAACTGCTTAAGCTACATAAATGATGTTCTGTGCCCGTTGAAGAAATAGCTTGCTGGCAAGACATTAGAGCTTGAGAATGTTGCTGAGAAGACAGGACGTAATGCTGAGCTTACTGCATCTGGAAAGCAGTCGTATGAGTATCGTGAGTACCAGAAGAATGCTGTAGAAGCATTGCTGATGCGTGGATATGGGCGTGGCTTGATAGAGATCCCGACATCTGGCGGAAAGAGCTTCATCCTTGCGAACTTCATATGGAATGTGCATAAGCTCATTAATCCAAGCTACAAAGTGATGATATTCGTCCCGAATGTGCAGCTTGTGTCGTAGTTCTACAAAGACTTGCTTGACTACGGGTATGACAGCAGATGCTTAGCGAAGTTCTGTGGCAGCATGAGTGCAAAAGAGCGCAAGCAGCATGACTTGAAGAATGCAAGGATTATCATTGCTAACCGCTAGTATGTGTACTCAAACAAGAGCATGTTGCCAAAGATAGATGTGCTTGTTGTTGATGAAGTGCATCAAGCTTCAGCTAAGTCATCGATGCAGTACATATTGAGCAGTGATGCAAAGATAAAAGTTGGCTGCACAGGAACATTGCCAAAGGAGCTTAACCATCTTTGGGAACTGTATGGCATGTTCGGTAGAGTTGTGTACAGAGAAGATGTGAATGACTTGCAAGCTTAGGGATTCATCTCAAAGCTGAAGATAACTTTGCTTGACATATTCTTGAAGAAAGTCGAGCAGAACAAGAACTACTTGTTCCACACAAACCCCAATTAGAAGTACAAGCCAGACGAGTTCGGCAACTCAGACATACTGTTCAATGAAGCGTTCACCACAGAGCAAGACTTCTATGCAGCTGAATGTGAGATGCTGTATACGCCTGTCATGAAGTACTTAAGCACACTGGATGAGAATGTGCTTGTCTTGTTTGACAGGATAGAGATCGGGAAAGGGATGTTTGACATTGCTAAGAGAGAAACGCCCCAGAAGAATGTGCACTACATTGACGGCGCTACACCAGTCGATGAGCGTGAGAAAGCTAGAAGTGACTGTGAAGCCACTGGCAACAACATAATAGTTGGCAATGTGTCTATCTTAGGGACAGGCATTAACATAAAGCGGCTTTCTCACATTGTCTTCTTATGCAACACAAAGTCGTCATCTCGTGTCATTCAGTCAATTGGTCGAACACTTCGCTTACATAAGTCAAAGTCAGAAGCACATCTTGTTGATGTGGTGTACAACATGAAGTACTCAGTGAAGCATTACAAAGAGAGAGCTGAGATATACAAGTTGACTTACAGGAAGAAGAAGCCTGATGAAGTTATCAAGATAGAAGTTGACTGATGAAAAAAGAAAGATGTGAAGAAATGCTCTTCACATCATTTTCTTTTTATGTGTATGATGAACAGTTTAGTCTTGGAAAAGACGTGCATTCATCTTGCGGTAGACGTCAAGTGACTCAGCAAGCTTCTCATCTTCGTCTTCGTCTTCATCGACATGATTGTTGTGCTTGCGGCCTTTCAGCATGTCATTCTCTTTGACATCCTTCTTTGCCTTTTTGTCTTCATCTTCAGACTCTTCGATATCTTCTTCGTCATCTGACTCTTTCATTTCTTCATTAGCTTCTTCTGACTCAAAGAAGTCTTTTGCATTGATGTCATCTGACTCTTCAACGTCTTCCGTTGCCTCTTCCTCATCTTCGCCGACAAGAGCACCATTCAGCAAATCTTCAGCTGACATCCAGCGCTCAGCTTCTTCGACTGGTGCATTTGATTCTTCGCCTTCAAAGAACTCATTTGCATCCATCCAGTCTTCTCTCTCTTCGATCTTGTCTTCGTCATCGTCTTCAGAGATCTCTTCTTCATCATCTGACTCTTCGATCTCTTCTTCATCTGACTCGCCAGTTATCTCTTCGCCATCACACTCTGCAACAGCTTTCTTGTCTGGATTGAAGAAGTCTTCGGCTGACTGAGATGTCTTCTTTTCATCGCCATCCGCTTCGCAGACGCATGGGTCTTTGCCGCACTCTGGGCACTTCTCACCATCTTTGACATCTTCCTTCTCATCTTCTGACTCAAAGAAGTCTTCAGCTGACTTCTCTTCTTCACCCTCTTCGAATGTGTTGTCAGCTTCATCACAAGCTTCTTCTGCATCTGTTAGCTTATGGCCAAGTGCACTGCCAGCCGCTGCACCAACTGGGCCACCGCAAGCAGCACCAATTGCTCCACCAACTGCAGCACCAAGTGTGCCTTCGTTGCATTCATCTTCTTTGCAGCTTTCCTCATCAACACCAGCTTCCACGGCTTCATTGATGAGCTTTGCATACATGCTCTTGAGACGCTTGTTCTCACTCTCAACCATGTCAGCATACTTCTTAAGTGTGTCAAAAAACTTCATTTGAATTTCCTTATGTTGATTAGAAATTATTTACTTCTTTGATGCAAATATTTACTGTTATGTGAAAATGTCATGTAATTATCCTTTGAAATCTTTCTTGAAAGGAAAATCAGAAAAATGAGTGAAATATACCTTGGAACCCCCCCCCCCGGTGTGGTGAGCTGGTGTGAGAAGAAGTATGGCCCACAGTACATGACCATCGAAGCTTTGGATGATGGTGTCAATGTTAATATTTATAGATATGCAACATCATAGACAGGGACATTCTAGATATAGTTAAATAACAGTGGCTGGAAAGATGTTTCATGGGAAGACATTGGAAGTGGAAAAGACTACAACTTAATCAATGCAGCAGCTGGCAAAAGCTCAATGGCAGTTGGTGACAAGCTAAGATTCAGGAACATTGACAAGTGGGGAACATCATATGATTAGCATGCATCATTAATGATAACTGATGCAGATGCGAAAGTGTCTGGCAAGCTTGCTGAGTCATTGACACCTGAGTTTGCTGCATCAACAACAACAAGCTATAAGCTTGCATGTTTCTTCAGTGGAAGCACTGGCTTGAAAGATGCATCTGGACTTGACTTAGATGGCATAACGCTTGGAAACAACTGCTACGACAGCATGTTCAAAGGCTGCACTTCACTAACAT